CTTGATTACGTGTAATTGTGTCATTTGGTTCAAATATGAACGGACGAGCAACTTGGTCAAGTACAACACGTAAGTAACATACTAAACGAGCAACATTAATACGATCCATTGCACTTGTCATTGCTGCGCGAGTTTTTTGACCGTAGTTAACTAAACCAACACCAGGAAGTACTGTAATTGGGTTAACTCTTTGTGTGTATAATACATCACGTAGACCTTGTGAAACACCAATACTACGGAATGAGTTACTATCAGTTGTGTCAACATAACCAATTGAAGTAACGTTGTCAATTAAGCCACGACGTACACCAGCTGGAGCAAACCACGGAAAGCTAACATTATCACTACGGATAATTGTACGTAACATCATGTGTGAAGCCGGAACAACTACGCTTTCACCACCTAAGTCTGTACCTAATCCTGCCGGATAGAACACACCTAAGTATTCACTGTTACTTACTAAGCCATTTGTACCGTTGTCTTGTGCAAGATTTGCGTTACTTGCCCATGCTTCGATTGATGATGAACTTGAATTTAATGTAAGTGGACTATCACCAATAATGAATGAAGTTTGTTTACGATCGTTATTCAAAGTAATCATGTTTTGGATTAGTTCTGGGTAACCAGGACAAACGATTAAGTTAAATTGTACTTGTTCTTCACGTAATGCAACACTTGATTCAATTGCAGATTTCATAGCTTCAACAATAACATTGCGAACTGCTTTATGTCCGAAGTAAGGAACTAAGTTTGAATCTACGCCACTGTTACTCACCCATGTTGCAACTTCTGTTGGAGGAACAGCATCATTTGCAAACCATGTGCTTTCAAATCGTTTAACACCGTAACCACTACGACGTGTATTGAACAATAATGTTCCACGTGCATATAGTCTGTAATCTGGTGCATCTGAATCTAAGTTATCACTCGATGCTAAATCAACAATACTTGGCATATCAGCGACGATTGGATTAGTTGAATCATTATAGCTCCAACGTGCATCAGCAAATAATACACCATCAACACTAACTTGATCTGTATTATCTAATAATTCCCAAATGCTTGTAGAAGTGTAACGATATATTACAGGATAATTTTCTAAATCGCCTGTGTCAATCCACAAGTCACCCGGCACCAATTGTCCACCACTTACTTGCGTAGTTGGTTTTGATGCTGCTAAGATTGGACCTAACTCATCAGTTGAACTTAAATCATAACCACGTGCATCATTAACTACATTTTTATAACCTTTCCATCCGCTACCATCATTAATCATAATGTCAACTTCAAGTGCTGAATTGTAGTACCATAAAGTACCATCAGCTGGGTTGCTGTAAGGTGCAGTAGTTGAATATGTGTAAGTTAATGCAGTAAACGGACTAGCTAAGTAAACACTTCCACCAACTACTACTTGTACATTACTATCATTAATTAAACCAGCTAACGTCAACGGAGTACCTGTTACGTATGTAAATTTAATAGTGCCGCCACCAAGATGACTAATACTGATCGCTCCGCTTGATTCAACGATTGCAACAATGTTAGGTAAATTTGCGCCTAAGATGTTACCAACAAGTGCCTGTGCAGTTGTTCCACTTAATTCAATTGTAGCAGATTGTGTAACAGTTGAGCCAGGAACACTTACTTCCATAATAAATTTATCATGTGCTGTAAATACCAACGGAGTAATTGGAGTTGTGCCTGTTACTTTTACTAGACCTGTAACATTTTTAATGTATGGTTTGAATGTACCAGTTGTTGTACCTAATGTATCGTAACGTACATATAAAGTGCCGACCCCTAGTTGACCACCGCCGCCAATCGGATCTAATCCGTTAATTGCTGCAGTATCACCAGAATACAATGGTGTAGCTTGTAGTACCCATGAATCTAAGTTGGCATTGTATTCTTTAATACCCCAGTTAGCACCATTACCAGTTGCTGAAGTTTTGAACCATACACTACCCATCGGACGAGGAGTAACATCGCTTGTTCTCCAGGCCGGAGCATTGCGATATGTATCAAATGTTACTGTTGGGCCAAATACTGTTTTAACGTTTGCGGAACCGTCTGCGGCCACAAATAAGCCCAATGTTACGGCACAATCTGTTCCGCCGATTTCAGTACCTTTAGCAATTGTTAATTGACCGTTCGGAAGTAACAAGTTGCCGCTTGATGCAGCTAAACTGTTAATACGTAATTCAATTTGTCCAGCAACGTTAACTGTTGCACTAACATTTTTACCGCTTAATGCAGAATTGATATCACTTGCTGCACTAGAAACTGAAGTACCAGTTAATGTAACGTTAACATTATTCAGTACCATTTTAGTACCGATACTTAATAATGGAGCTGCCGCTTGTCCGACAATAGTCGGAACTGCAACTTGCCAATCATCACTACCAACTAATACCCATGTATTGTCGAAACGTTTAAAGTAAATTGGATTAGATGAACTTGTTGCTACTACAGCGTAAGTACCAATTGCACCGAATGATGATAGAGGTACGCCACCTGATAAATGTGCAGCATCAGTAATTACTGTTGGGGTTTGTAAAACAAAACCTAGCTCAGTCCATTCAGTGACACCCCAGTTAGTTGTAGATAAATCTAACCAATATGTACCATCTGCAGCATTGCCAGTAGGGCGAATGCTTGTACCAGTTAACTCAGATAAGTTAACATCGGCACGTTGAATGTATAATTGGTTTGCAACGCCTAATGCGCTGTAAGCTGCCAACAAGCCGTATTCATTTAGTTCATGTGCATGAATCGGATTATCACTAGAATCAACTTGGAAATTAATACTACCGAAGCCACTAACTAATTCACGTTGACTAGTAATTTTAACTAGCTTGTTAGCATTTGCTTTAGTAGTATAAGTAGCAGTAGTGCCACTTGGATTAATTTTGTCTTGATCTGTTGCTAAAAGCACATAAGCGATTGTGCCTTGTGCTGTTGGTTGGTATTGGCTTTCGTCTATAACGGTTACCGATACGCCTGGAGAAATTAGTGCTGCCATAATTTAGTATCCTTTTATTATATAATACTTTAAAATATTTATCAGTATTTTCAAAATACAGTCTATTAAGGAGCCTTTGGCAAAGGTTTGTGTGCTGCGGTATGCTAAATACAGTATGGAACACCGTCCTTTATGTCAAAGCTGTACTAGAAACTTATCTGCTGTCAATTATAAGCGAGATGGAGTTACGCATTATCGCACTCGGTGCAGTGCATGTGCCAGGAAGAATAGAAAACTTGCACCACAAAAGCCGGCATGGATGCTAGCTGGATACAAGAAAAAGCCACACTGTGAAAAATGTGGCTTTAAGGCAAAGTATAAAGAACAACTCAGCGTGTACTATGTCGATGGTAACTTAAAGAATAATGCTCCGCTAAATTTAAGAACTATTTGCGCAAACTGTCAAATCACTATCGTTAAAGAAGGGCTAGGCTGGACTCAGGGCGATCTCGTTCCGGATTTCTGATATTAGTAGTTTCTCTGTATTAGCATATAAATCATCTATGCTTCCATCGTTAGCAACAGTAACATCAAACTTAGTGCCAATCCATGCATACTCACTTGGATGTATGCCTAGTTTTTCTAATTCGCCTTTACCTAATGCCCAACCAATACGTTTCATACCAGCATTAACATCTTTAGCAGAATTATACCATACGGGTTCAGTACCACGCTTAACACGTACTGTCTTGCCGCCCATGTTCTTAATCATTTTGATTTCGTTAGGAAAGCGGCAATCCGAGATTACAATGTCTTCATTTGTTTTACGTAATTTGTTTTCTAGACTTGCTATCCATATATCAGTGTGGAAACCGTGTCGACACACTTCTGTACCCCAGTTTTGCAATACCCAACGTGGGGATAGTTTTGGCATCTTTAAGCGTTTAGCCCACCATGGATCTACTTTTTCGCGCCATGCTCTGCCTTCTGCGCTTCGCCCTTCGAGTAGTTCTCTATCCCACCCAAAGACTGTTGCAACTGCATCTTTAAGCGTACCAGCAAAGCTCTCTCGTTTAAAGCCATGTTCAGCAACTAAGTAATCTGCAATTGTGTCTTTGCCACTTCCAATAAAACCTGTTACTGATATGATCATGACTTTCCCTCTGTGTATAGTATATTATACTTTTATTACAGACGGATGTCAATTATTGATTTGGAAATTAAAATAAATCGTCTAAATCTTTATTAAGTTGGCCACGTTGTGCGTATTTTTCCATACCAGCTTGCTTTTGTTGATCAGGAGATGATCGAGTACGGGCACCCGATGCTTGAATCTCTTCTTGTGTCCACTTACCGACTACTTTGAATGCTGGTTCAAATAATACAGCAATGTGACTGCTTGGATTATATTGTCCGACCTTATGCTTACCTTCGGGCGGGTTAATGCCGATTAGATTGGTGCGAACTTTTTGCGCTAGGTTGATTGGTTGTAACCAAGCATCGTCGTTTAGTTTAATCAGGAATGTGAAATTATTTGAGAATGGTAAGTTTCCGCCATCCATAAATTGTAGATTAGGTTTTAACGGGCTAAACCATAATCCGTGTTTTGATTCGCCCCCTTTTGGTGCGACTCCGCCGCGTTCTGCCGAGGTGTATTGTAATTGTTTACTAAATGCTTTACCTGGGACAACCGGAGCTTTCATCGGAGTTGTTCGGGGGCTGGTCCAATAATCTCGTTGAGCGTTTTTATCGCCACCAAAAAATCCCAAGTGATCAACTGCACTATTATGTATCCAATAGTCGTCAATTGTACCACCGTACTTTTTAATAATATCTTGCACTTGTTGGCTAACAGAAACTTTAATGTTCTGTGCTGGATTACTACGCAGTTCTGATAATAATTCGTGTATTTTCATTTAACCAGTAATCCAAGTAAGTGGGGAACCGCCATCAGCATAGGTTGAAATTTCTGCATCAAGTTTTGCTAATAATTCGATACCTTCAGTTTTAAGTACAGCACCATTTAACGCTGTACCGCCTTGTGGGCCAGCAATTGTAGCAAACTTCTCACGTGCATTACCGATACTTATAAGCACCAATGCATAAGCATAGTCTTGTATCCACGGAAACACTTGTGGGTCGTTTAACAACATAACATCTGGTTTTTTATTGTAAATCCATAACAAAATACTTTCAGTTGCAATAGATCCTTGACCTTGCCACGGTTGTTTACGAACAAGTGTTAATTTTTTAGTAACTTTGTTCCATGAAAAGTTCATATATCCACCAAACATAGTCATAGCTAGCTTTTGATAATCTACAAATAGTTCGTAACTTGCAAGACCGCCAACTCTACCTGCTTGCAACATATAAGTGTTTAAGTAACCCGATGCAAATGGTTCGAACTGTGATGCTGTTGTGCCTGTTACAGAACCAATACCACGTCTGAATATTTGTCTAACATCCATAATCTCTTGCGGAAGTATGTACTCTTGTGTTTCTGGGTGTATGTCTAGGAACGCATAGCTTTCTTCTACTGCGTTTGAACTGCGTTGACGATAACGTACAAAGGCTTGTTTAATGCCCATGTCGTAATGTTCTCTATCCGCTTCAACATCAACAATTTGATCACCTAAGCGCAAACGAATGTAATCAATAATTTCATTCTTTTGTTGATTTAGTGCAATTAGTTGGCTATCGTCAAAGGCAATATGCCCTGCACCCGTGCCTGTTGTTGGATTATATAAACTGTCTGTGGTTAGACTAAGGTTTGCGGTTAAATTACCAGTTGCTGTTGCCATTGTAAAAGTCCTGTTTCATATATTTAGCAGAAACAGGACTGTATGGCTACTGAACTTTAAGAAGGATAGTATCTAGACCGATACGACCCGTTAGTTTAATCTCTGTTGCCTTAATATCTTCAATAAACTTGCGCAGTTGTATCTTACCTGCCGCTAAAAACTCTTTAAGTTGTAGCTCGGGTTTACGTAATGTCTTTTGTACGCTTGTTGATACGTCAAATCCAACAATCGCAGTACCTTTAACAGTAAGTGCACCGCCCATTGACTCTGCAACGTACTTACCAAGTTTACGTGTCTTAATGTTATAAACCCATAGCTCAGTTGCACCAATAATATCAACTGGATTAACAGATACTAAGCGTAGGGTCTTTTCTTCCTTAAGATATTTTAGTTTAGCAACTAACTTCTCTTTAGCAGGTGGCTTACGTACTGTTACTTTCTTAGTTGCTTTCTTAACTTGACCGTAGCTAGTTAAGTCTGCAATTAGTTTTGTGTAAAATGCATCAAAGCGTTTATAGTCTGCCGCTTTGTAGTGCGCATAGCCTTCATTCAGTTGCTCATCTTTACCAGCACGTGCTTCGTTCATTTCGTCTTGATGTTTTTCAAATACTGCTGCAATTCTACTCAACATACCTTGTGGGACGTTTTTACCTGTTAAGTACTCATATGCTTTTGGATCTACTGTTTTGCCTTCAATCAGCATATCCTCAAGTTCTTCAAAGTGTAAGATATGTGTTTTAAGTATGTCGTTAAGTCTATCTTGGATAGTTACCTTAACAACTACTGGTGCTGTTGGGTCAATTACTTCTGCTTCGTCGACTAAGTTATCGACTACTTTTCTAATTGAGCTAACCAAGTAAGTAACATGTCTTTCATGCAATGGCATGCCCTGTTTGTGTGCTTTAGCTAATGCGCATGGTGTAAGTGGTAGTAAACTGTCTGATGCTTTAGCAAACTTATCTAAAGTTGCTTTATCAAATTTATGTGCGGCACTATCATAGTTACGTGCCCAT